GAAAAACCTATATTTTGGTATTAGTTGGAATCCAGCACAATCTTTGGCTTGTTTGATTGTGTACGTTGTGCCACTAGGAAACTCTAGCAATATGTCGCTGATAGCTTGCTGTAGTAGTGGCTGGTACTCATGCGGCACACAGTAGACATATGTTAACTTTTCAGAGTGGTTATATATATATACAACAATATCAAGCTCAGAAACTACCCTAGGCGATGGTTCTAAATCCTTACCAACTTTAAACTTGAATTGGTGATAACGTGCTAAATCAATATCAGTTAAATTCATTTTAAAGCTCCTTTATTTGTAGTTTAACAAAATTTTTAGCGTCTTCTCTATTATCAAAATAATCTAATACTTCATAAATTGGAGAATCCCAAATCATTGTATCATCAAACTCTTTCCATATTTGAAATTGAGAAGGTTTTTTAATCTTTTTTGCTTTATACAACATTAGTTTTTCAATCCAATACGGATGGCTAAAATCATTCTTAAACACTATGAAAAACGGTTTAATTTTCTTCATTTTAAAGCTCCTTTTATTTAATTAGTTCTATTTTCTCAATCTTTAATAATTGTTGTTCAGATTCCTCCAAGTCTTGTATATCTTCATTAGTTAAGCTAAAAGGGCTATGTGATACAGTAAACTCAACCCTTCTATTAATTTCATTATAATAGTAATCCTCAGCATCACAGAAACTATCAAAAATAATAGTTTCTGGGTTGTTATCGAGGCTATCAATAGCCATAGTTAGTCTATATTGAGTAGTCATTTTAAAGCTCCTTGTTAGTTAACTAAATTATTAATAAATTCTTGAGAAACCAGCCTACCAGTACCCTTACCTAAATACTTATTTATGTGTCTAGTAGTCGTGCTGGAGTAATGCTCATTAGTTCTAAAAGCTCCGTTGGAGTCATAACCTGCTACTGGTGTTTCATAGCTAAATAAAATTGATATTCCGTTTATATTTAATTCTGTCATGTTGCTGCCTATTGGTTTTAGTTTCATAATAAAGCTCCTTTATTTAATATAATAATATTGTAATTTAATTAAAATTAATTTGTCAAACTATATTCTTGAATAATATTTACTATTTCTTCTTCATCATGCTTACCGTCACAAGATGAACAAACAAACCAGCTACAATCAATTAAAATCAATTCATCTTCTAATGTTTCTTTGTTGCATAGTTCACAGGGCATTTTCATTATTAATCCTTTATTTAATATAATAATATTGTAATTTAATTAAAATTAATTTGTCAAACTATTATGCTCATAGGCTCTCAGACAGTTTAAATAGTCCATAAGGCTAACTATATTACTCATTTGATAGTCTTGGTTTTACCTTTTCAGAGAGCCTATATTGTGAGCCATCTAGTAAAACTATGTAATTTTACAAACTAACAAACTTACCAACTATGATACATTAATCGACCAATAAAGCAAATATTATTTTTTTTTATTTATTTATTGCAATCTATTTAATTATATGTTTATAATAAATTAACTTAATTATAAGGATATATATATTATGGAAAATAATAACCAAACTACTTTTGAAGAGTATTGCGACCAAGATCGTTATTTTTATCAACGCCTAAGTAATTGGGGTAATAGTGACGAATATGATTGGAGCAGCGATTATTCTAACGAGTCATGGTACAACAAAGAAGTATTAGTTCAAGGTAAAATTAAGTAGCCCTGATAGGGCTATTTTTTTTATTTAATTGATAGTTTAAAGCTATAATAATTAATTTATCGATAGGTAATATTAATATCTTAAATCATTGTTATACAATACTAAAGTATGATTAACTGTATTGCCCTGTATTGGTGCATAATGGTGCTATGTGGTGCATAACAGACACACGCACCAACACAGTACACAACGCACCAATGTAGTGCATAACTACCTAAACTGGCATGATTATTGCTTGCAAGCAACATTTGTGCCACTATTGAATAACCCTGGCAACATTGTGGCACGATTCTTGCATGACAAACTTGGCACAGTTGTTGCTTAGTTCAGTTTTATACGGGGGGTGGGGTAGTGCTGTGCTGTATAATTATGCTGAACCCACACAATCACTAAAAAAGTCAAAATAGGACTTGACAAATCACTAAAAATATGCTATAATCTCTACATTGTATAAAGGGGTATATAGACAATAAAGACTCAGCACAGAAGTATAACGAACACTCTTGCTCTTAACTTAGACCAATGCGGTCAAGTGGGATTGAGAGCGTCTCTTGGGATTGAGAGTGATTATCACTTATAGTTACCATTTAGAACCCTTCAGAACACTTTAGATTAATAAAATCAATATTGATCTATATTAACAATATAGGCAAATCAATGACAATAGACAACAAAGACTCAACACAGAGCTATGATGAACACTCAAAGAATGTTGTATCAGGAGTAACTTCTCTCTCTCCTTCCTCAACTGAGCCTGAGAAGAGAATTAGAACATATGCAAACAAAGCTAAACAACTAACACCTGTAGGCTCTAAACAGAAACGTAAACGAGGTAGACCCTCTAAGAAAGAGATGGAGTATGTAGCTCTTAAGACAAAGAGAAAGAAAAGCTCTTTAGTATCTAAGAGAGAAGAAACAGCCAAGATCAGAGAACTGATGGCTAGAATGTTGATTACTAATGGTGATAGGGTTCTAAAGAAAACTATAGACATAGCTATGCAAGATGAACACCCTCATCAGATGGCAGCACTAAAGCTACTGATGGATAGAGCATTACCTGTATCTATATTTGAAAAGGATAAACAACTTAATAAAGGTGTAACAATTAACATATCTAATGTAGCAACAGAACCCCAACAAGTCACTATAGACTCTGTAGACTCTATAGAAACAGTAGAACAATAATGGAATTAGATATTGAGTTGTTAAAGTGGCAACAGAGTGTGTGGAATGACTCTACAAGGTTTAAGGTAGTAGCTGCTGGTAGAAGAACTGGTAAGTCCAGACTAGCTGCATATATGCTAATAGTTAATGCTTTACAGACTGAGAAGGGTCATGTGTGGTATATAGCCAACACTCAGGGGCAGGCAAGAGATGTTATGTGGTCTACCTTGCTAGAGATAGCACACCCTGTAATAGAATCTTCTCATATTAACAACTTACAGATTAAATTAATTAATGGTACTAAAATATCTCTAAAGGGTGCTGATAGACCAGAAACAATGCGAGGAGTGTCACTTAAGTTTGTAGTATTAGACGAGTACGGCTCTATGAAGTCTGAAGTATGGGAAACTATTATCAGACCAGCTTTAGCTGACCAGAAAGGCTCTGCATTGTTTATAGGTACTCCTTTTGGTCGTAATCACTTCTATGACCTGTATAACTACGCTAACTCTGATAAAGATGAAGAGTTTAAAGCATGGCACTACAGTTCATTTGATAATGAGTTACTAGACCCTAAAGAGATAGAAGCAGCTAGAAAGTCTATGTCTAGCTTTGCATTTAGACAAGAGTTTATGGCTTCGTTTGAAGCAGCTAGTGGTGGTATATTTAAAGAAGAATGGATTAAGTTTGATAGAGATGAGCCTAAAGATGGTAGATACTTTATTGCTGTAGACTTGGCTGGTTTTGCTGATGTAGTTCATGCTAACACAGCTAGAAAGAAAAGACTAGACCAAACAGCTATAGCGGTTGTTAAAGTAGACCAGAATAAATGGTGGGTTAAGTCTATTGAACATGGTAGATGGGGAACAAAAGAAACAGCACAAAAGATATTTCAAGCTGTATCAGACTATGAGCCAATATGTGTAGGTATTGAGAAAGGCTCATTAAAGAACGCTGTGTTGCCTTACATATCAGATTTGATGAGAAAGTACAATAGATACTTTCGTATAGATGATGTTACTCATGGTAACAAGAAAAAGATTGATAGAATTACATGGGCTTTACAGGGTAGGTTAGAACATGGTAGACTCTATCTTAATAAAGGTAGTTGGAATATGGAGTTTTTAGACCAGTTGTTACAGTTTCCTAACCCACAAGTACATGATGACTTAGTAGATGCTTTGTCTTATATAGACCAAATACAGATACCAGAATATATGCAACACTATGAAGAAGAAGAGTTTGAACCACTAGACATAGTAGCAGGATACTAGCCAAACTACAGAGTAGTATACCGTTATGTCTACCACCCTAAAGGAATAGGAATATTGTATTATGGAAAAGAAAAATTCAAAATTAGATGTTAAAGTTAGGGCTTCAGGGGTTTCTAATAATTATGGAAGTTTTGGAGGAGGTTCTTTAAAATTTAATAAACCTATTTCAAAAAAATCTAATGTTAGTGTAACTCAAGAATATAATTATAAAAAACCTAAAGGTAAAGGTTTTTCTGTAGCAGCAGGAAATACCACAGTTAATTTAGAAAAAAAATTAAATAACAATAAAACAATAGCTGTTTCTTTATCAGGAAACATAAAAGATAAAAAAGTAGATAATGTTGGAATAAAATTTGAAAAAAGATTTTAAATATTAAGGAATAGCAATATGTATAATGAAAGTTTTTCAGTAAACCCTTTAGTATCATGGGTACTAGGTCAATGTGACCAATGGAGAGTAAACAGAGATACTAACTATCTTGACACATGGAAAGAGTATGAAAGGCTCTGGAGAGGCATATATGACTCTTCTGATCGCACCAGAGACTCTGAGAGGTCTCGTATCATTACTCCTGCTCTACAACAGGCTATAGAGGCTCATACAGCAGAAATAGAAGAAGCTGTGTTTGGCAGAGGTGAGAAGTTCTTTGATATCTCTGATGACAGGCTAGACAATCAAAAACTTGATATAGAAGCTATCAGAAACCAAATGACAGAAGATTTTAAAAAAGGGTATATCAGAAAATCTATATCAGATATAATATTGTTATCTGCTTTGTATGGTACAGGTATTGGTGAAATAACTGTATATGAAAAGAAAGAACTAAAACCAGCTATGCAACCTATCATAGAATCTGGTAATACTGCTGTTGGTGTAATAGAACAAGAAAGATTCTGTGTTGGCTTAAAACCAATTACACCATACAACTTCTTAATTGATCCTACAGCTTCTAATGTTCAAGAAGCTCTTGGTTGTGCTATAGAAGAGTTTGTATCACTACACTCTGTAACACAAGCTATGGAAGATGGTGTATATAATACTATTACAGATTTATCTTCTACTTCTGTTGATTCTGACTTAGAAGTATCTCAGGAAGTATCAGACTATGGAGGTAATAGAGTAAAGTTATTAAGGTACTATGGACTCATACCAAAGTATATGTTAGATAATCAAGATAATGAAGATAAGTACCAAGAGTTATTTAACAAGAAGTCAGATGAGTATGGTTCAGAAGCAGCAGACTACACAGACTTAGTAGAAGCAATAGTTGTTATAGCTAATGATGGTCATTTATTAAAAGCAGAAGAATCTCCATATATGATGAATGACAGACCTATAGTAGCTTTTCAAAGCGATACTATACCTAACAGGTTCTGGGGTCGTGGTATAGCTGAAAAAGGTTTTAATATGCAAAAAGCTATTGATGCACAAATACGAGCGCACTTAGATAGTGTGGCTTTATCTACTGTGCCTATGATGGCTATAGATGCTACTAGACTACCTAGAGGAGCTAAGTTTGAAGTTAAAGCTGGTAAAACAATACTTACTAACGGCAACCCAGCAGAAATACTACAGCCATTTAAGTTTGGTAATACTGACCCATCTAACATAAATACTGCTAGTAGCTTTATGAATATGCTACTAATGGCTACTAGTACAGTAGATAGTGCTTCTTTACCTGCTATGACTACAGGTGAAGGACAAGGAATGTCAGTAGCTTTATCATCAATTATTAAAAAGAACAAAAGAACTTTAGTAAATTTTCAAGAACAATTTTTAATTCCTTTTGTTACTAAAGCTGCTCACAGGTTTATGCAGTTTGATCCTGAAAGATATCCTGCACAAGACTTTGTATTTATACCTTCTAGTAACTTAGGTATAATAGCAAGAGAACATGAACAGATGCAATTCCTTAATTTATTAAAAACATTAGGAGCAGAATCACCTATAGTTCCTTTGATACTATCAGCAGTTATAGAAAACTCTGGTTTAAGTAACAGAGAAACACTTATAGCACAGTTACAACAGATGATGCAACCTGATCCACAGCAAGCACAAGCTCAACAAGCAGCTATGCAAATGGAAATGCAAAAAACACAGCTAGAATTAGCTGATTTACAGGCAGATATACAGCTAAAACAGGCTAAAACACAGTCTGAAGCAGTAGAAACACAGTTAAAACCTACAGAAATGCAAGCAAAAGTAGCTGCTAGTGCTTCTAAGTACTTAGGAGAGGCTGATGACCCTACAAAAGAGTTTGAAAAGCGTATAAAACTAGCTAATGTTGCTTTAAAAGAAAAAGATATAGATACAAAAGCAAGAATAGCAGAATTACAGCTACAATCTTCAAGAAACACTTGACAAAACAGTAAAAGTGTGTTATAATACTTTCCATTATGGATAAAAAATTACAAAAGTATTATGATGATCGTTTTGATATGATGTTAAGTCAGGGTTGGAAAGACCTTGAAGAGGACTTAACAAAGATGTATAACGAGTATAAAGACATTAATAACTGTAAAGGTGTTGATGACTTTTACTTTCAAAAAGGTCAAGTAGATATGCTTAAATATATTTTAAGTTTAAAAACAATGTCAGAAAAGGTGTATGAAGATATTAATAACGAAGAAGAATATACTAATACTTAAGTATGGCTAAAAGAATATTTGAATTTATTTGTACTAATAATCATCTGTTTGATAGATACATAGATGATGAACAATTTGCAACATCTTGTCCACATTGTAATGCTAACGCTAAACGCATAATTAGTATTCCAAGAATAGATTTAGATGGTTGCTCTGGTGACTTTCCTACAGCATCTGATGCTTGGTTAAAAAAAAGAGAGAGTCACATGAAGTATGAAAGAAAAATGGGTATTGGAGATGCTTATCGTAGTGAAGTCGAGGTATGATAAGTATTTAAGGGATAAGGAGACCCCCTGTTATGTAAGTGTCTTTCCTAAAATGTCTATATGACACAGGAGATATAATGGCTGAATTTGTAGAAGAAGTTAAGGAAGAAGAAACTAAAACAGAAGAAGAAGTTGTCCAAGAACAACCAAAAGTTGAAGAAGAGATACCAGAGAAGTATAAGGGAAAATCTTTATCAGAAATTGTTGGTATGCACCAAGCGGCTGAGAAGCTAATAGGTAGGCAGGGTTCAGAGTTAGGAGAACTACGCAGAGTTGCTGATTCTTATATCCATAACCAAGCTGAACAGACAAAGCAAACAGAACAAGAAAATAATGAAGATGATTTTTTTACTGACCCTAAAAAGGCTGTAGATAAAGCAATACAAAATCACCCTAAGATTAAGCAAGCAGAACAAGCTAGTTTAGAAATGCAAAGAGCTAAAGCATTATCAGCATTAAAAGAGAAACACTCTGATTTTGCTGATGTTGTTAAAGAGCAAGGATTTCAAGATTGGGTAAATAATTCTAAAGTTAGATCAGAGTTATTTGTTCGAGCTGATCGTAGGTATGATTATGACGCTGCTGACGAGTTAATATCTTTATACAAAGATAGAAGAGAAACTGGTAAGAAAACAGCAGAGATGGAGAAACAATCTCGATCTCAAAGCGTTAAAACTGCTACTACAACTGTACCTAGTGGAAGTAATGAAGCACCATCTAAAAAGATTTTTAGGCGTTCTGATCTTATTCGACTGAATCAAACTGATCCTGACAAGTATGATTCTATGTGGTCTGAAATAGAATTAGCTTATAAAGAAGGAAGGGTCAGATAAATTACATTTTATAAAGGATATTTATCATGGGTCTAGGTACTAATCACGTTATTCAATCAGAAGTAAATACAGCAGGTTTTATACCTGAGGTTTGGTCTGATGAAATAGTCGCAGCATATAAGAAAAATCTTGTTGCTGCTAATTTAGTTAAAAAAATGAATATGAAGGGTAAGAAAGGTGATGTAGTTCACTTTCCTTCACCAGCTAGAGGAGCAGCCAGTACTAAAGCTGCTGAAACTGAAGTAACTCTTATTCAAGAATCTGGTTCAGAAATTACTGTTACCATTGGTTCTCATTATGAATATAGTAGATTGATTGATGATTTTGCTGAAGTACAGGCATTAAACTCATTAAGACGTTTCTATACTGATGATGCTGGTTATTCATTAGCTACAAGAATCGACACAGACGTTTTAGCTTTAGGTGCTTCTGCGCAAGGTGGTGCTGCTAACACAGCTTACACTAAAGGCTATATTGGTGGAGATGGTTCTACACTTTATGTAGCTGGTTCAAATAACGAGTCAGCTATTACAGATGCAGGTTTTAGAAGAGCTATTCAGCGTCTTGATGATGCTGATGTTCCAATGGAAAATCGTAGCTTTGTTATACCACCTGTAGCTCGTAATACAATGATGGGTCTTTCAAGATTTACAGAGCAAGCCTTTACAGGCGAGTCTGGAAATGCTAACACAATTAGAAATGGTCAGATTGGTGACATATATGGAGTTAAAGTATATGTTTCTACTAATGCTGCTACTACTTCTGGTTCTGGTGGTGCAAGGGCTTCGTTACTTTTCCACCCTGAGTGGGCTGTATTGATTGAGCAATTATCTTTAAGAGTGCAAACACAATATAAGCAAGAGTACTTAGGTACTTTACTAACTGCTGATACCCTTTATGGTGTTGGTGAGTTGCGTGATAGCTCTGCTGTTGCGTTAATTGTACCTGCTTAATTAACTATAAGGGTTGGCTTTAATTAGTCAACCCTACTTTTTATCTTAAGGAAAAACAATGGCTACAAAAGTACAAAGAGGACAGCATAG